TTATTTGTTTGCTTTGCTGACACAGTTTAAATTACAGCCTCTATCAACTTGAAATAGTTTTCTTGTAGGGTTGTTCTCCGAATAAAGGATACGTTGTTTCAACTCATCCGTTTCAAATACTACTGCAATTTTCTTTCCCTTGAAAATATCGTCAATAATGGCCTTATTTCCTGTATTAGAACCTGCATCGCTTCGCACTTGATAAATCTGCATCAGCACACGGTTGTAAATTTCATCATGTGAATCTATCGATCTTCTTTCAATTTCATCCCGCTCAAGCTGATTCTGTGCACTATTACTTCCCTGAAAATTGAAAGTGCAATTATTGAATATATTGCACTTATTACCTTTTGATATTGCACCTATCGTCATTTCTCCGTTGTTGTCTCCGGCTGTCACAGTAAGAAAGTCCTTAAAATTCTTGATTTCGCTTAAACCAAGTTTAGGCTTTTCGCCTATCCCGTTTGCATAATATTCAAGAACATTCTTAACGTATGAAGAAAATTCAAATATGATATTCATATTCTCTAAAAAAGGGAGTAATCCTGCGGTCACTGTTTCGCACAGAAAAATATCAATACAACCTTCCTCTATCTTTTCAACATATAGTTTTGCATGCGAAAGGTCTTTACTTCCACCTTTTTCTTGAGCGAATATAGAAAACAAATTTCCTATGGCATTTAATGAAGTCACAAATTCAGAAATTTCTATCGGCTTGGAGTGTTCTATATGCAATAGAATAACATCCACATTATTATCTTTCATTTGCACATCTGGTTTATAACATTTGTAATATAATATATTTATCTTCTATATATGAATGTATTACAAATATAGTAATAAATGATATATTATCAATACAACTAATTGTTAATTTACAAATATACTATTTTAGCGGTAATTCCAACAAGTCAAAGAACGCTTCTGTTCGATTATTATTTTTTTTCTTCAGACAATATTTTCTTTATTCTTTCCTCCGTAAATCCAAAACAAGACGCAAAACGTTTGAACGCATTGCGCTTATCAGTAGGAATAAGTGAATACATGCTATTTATAGGCGTTTCACTTTTTATCGCTTTTAGCATCTGTTTCTTTCTCATAATAATTTATCTACCTTTTGTTTACAGCAATCACACTCACACAGCAACGGATGAGCATATTCCCACATCTTTTCCACTATATCATCCCCGATATACTGAATTTCCTCTCCATACGGAGTTATATTAAGTGCCTGACATATATGAGTAGCCAGATGCCCGCACTCATGCCGCCAAGATTTCTCAAACTCCTTTGCAGAGGATGTAATGGCAATGACCATTATTGTTTTTCTATCCCTGAAGTTGGAATATGTGACGCCGGTATTCATTTTGCCGGAACTCATATTGTCATAGGCTGTACGAAGCATATCCCCGTCACATCCGATGGAATACATATTGTCTATTATCTCGTCAACATAATAGGTGTCAACGGCATAATACGTATACACATCCCAACCGTATTTCTCAAGAGTAAACCTTTGGCGTATCATAACTTATAGCATTTCGTCCCATTCTATAGGCTCACCGGCTCTAATCATTTTGGCATACCACATAGACATAGCCATGCCGTCCGGAGCATCGGGATCGTCAATCATATCTTTAATATATAGTGCAAGGTGTTGATCATCGGGCACAGAAGATTTCAGCAAATCCGCTTTTCCTTGATTCGCCCAATACACATAATCATATAAGACATTGTTATCAATTCTTATCCCATGCTTAGTTAGGAGTTCGTCTACCTTCTCTTTGGATATAGGCTCTATTCTTTCCTTTTTCCCTGTAGCTGGATTTGTTTTCTTCATAAGCGACACAGCGAAGTCGCACATCTTTTTATTAAAATGCCAAGAAAAATTAGAAAGATACGCTTTCATTTCTCTTGGGCGTTCATCATATATATCAAGTGGTTCTCTTCTCATAACATATAAATATTATAGGGGAGTAGTATATTACGACTCCCCCAAGTTAAACTTAACGATAACGGGAATAACGTCCGGTTCCACGAACGCCCCGTCTTTGTCCCATACCACGACCTGAGCCACTGTAACCACCGCGCTCACCCATACCTTCATCATCATAATAACGGTCATCGTCATCCCAACGCTCACTCATGCCTTCACCTTCGGAAAGTTCTTCTATGCATTGCATGAGCTTGCCGCCATAACGCAGCATCTTTTCCGCATAGTCGGACATTTTCTCGACCTTGCTCTCGGAAATTTCAATCATCATCATACTATTGTTTTTTAGAATTGTTACTACTAGAAGCCTTCTCAGAAGATTTGAGAAAATCGGCCATCATTGCCCTTAGTTCACTTAACTCTTGTCTTAGAGCTTTATTTTCCGCATCCTGGCGTTGGCGTTCTGCAAATTCCGGATTAAGAATTTGAAGCATCTTGTCGCAAGACTCCAGAACTGAACGGTGATGGTCTACGCTGCCTAAAATCTCCGATGAACGGTTTCGCATGGCGGCAACTTCCGCATTCATCGATTCCCTTGAACCGGATATTACCATATTCCCACCTCCGGGAAAGTTTGCATCAGCAATGTCTGACATCGCCGGTATTTTTTGGAAAGTCACCGTCTGTTCCCCTACCTTGATTGTTATGTCAACAACCATTCTTGGAGGCTGTCCATAAGGAAGAGGCTGTTGCATAAACTCCGGAACAGGATTGGAAACACCTGAAACGGACCCAACTTCAATATATGGAGTACCGTCCTTATGAAGGACAAAGAACTCGCTGTTTACTCGTAGATTCTGAAAAGGCATAATTAATTAACTCTTTAAGAGGACGGGATTTACCCCGCCCGTTGTTTTTTTTAAACCACTCCGGTCATAATTTGCAACGTATTAGTCGCACGGTCAAACCAGAACTCATACACACCAGTACCGGGAATGTCTGCCGCAGTCAACGCTTCACCGTTATATTTGGTGACCGCCTGTGTAGCTCCATTACTCTCAAACAGAACAGGGAGCGTGCCGGTTGTGCCGGTAGGTATCGCTTGGGTAATATCAACGTATATCGTTCCTCTGTACCATGCGTTCACAAAGGCATGGTTGGGAAAGGAAAACACCACATTAGCAGTATTAACCGTCACACCCGAGGTTGATATAGCCGCAGAGCCCCTGCGGTTTACAAATTGGAAAGGATATACTGCCATAATAGCCTCCTTTCTCAATTAACCCCAAAAACCATTACCGGCAGCATAAGGATTGAAACCACCATACAAGCCGTATTGGTATGCTACACAGTTGGGAACTGCCGCAATAGGACTGTAAGGCACGGTTACGGTTTCCGGCTGCTTGCATTCAATTTTGGCTAGGCGCGCGCTTAAATCTGTCAAAGCGGCTCCAAGAGGTGCAGTAGCTTGCCCTACAATTTGAGATGTCATGGCTGAACTCTTGTAAGTGCTGTTCTCTTCACGGAGTTTGTCAATCTTGTTTTGCATCTCACGCATTTCAGCGGCACGTTGACCGTCAATAATCTGTCGTGTGCTGTCCTTGATGGAATTTTGCAAGTCACAAGTCTGACGTTGTGTTTCATAGGCCACGGATGCAAATCCTCTTTCCTGCCCGGTTGCAACACCATTAATTGCATTTTGCAGAGTGTTTGTCTGCTGACAGATAGCTAGACGGTTCTCACAGCAGCATGATGCGATCTGTTGTGCAATCTGACAGTTGCCGGATTGGATAGCATTAATAATCTGCATTGAGCTCTGCCCAACTTGATTTCCTACCTGTTGAATCTGTGACATTACACCGTTAATAGCCTGTTGAACCTGACCAATTGAACAGTTCAGATTTGTAGCCAGATTGTTGATGGCCTGACCGTTTCCTTGAATAGCACTCATCAGCAACTCCCGTCCTGCGTCGTTGTTTATCAAATTGGGGATTCCTGCTGCTCCATTGCCACCGCCAAAGCCGCCATTTCCCCATCCGTTGTTACCCCAACCCATGAGGAAAAACAAGAAAATAACCCAAATGAACCAACTTCCCTCACCGCCAAAACCACTGTTGTTACGGCTGTTCATGGCTACAAGCAAATTAGGGTCTATGCCCTTCTGTTGCAAAAGTGGTGCAAGCATTGCCATCATGCCGCCACCACCATTGTTCCCACTTTCCGGGAACACATAAGTCTTTGTTTCGCTCAT